TATTGTTCGCGGGTTATTAATATTATTATCCATTGCTGGTGTATATGTTATATTAGATATATTATCATCTGTTTTTTCATTATTCATACCATTATTCATTTGATTATCAGGTTGATCATTCATTTGATTATCAAGTTGATCATTCATTTGATTATCAAGTTGATCATTCATTTGATTATCAGGTTGATTATTCATTTGATTATTCATTTGATTATTCATTTGATTATTCATACCATTATTCATACCATTATTCATACCATTATTCATTTGGTTATTCATTTGATTATTCATTTGATTATTCATTATAGGTTGAGTTTTTGGTAATAACATTGGTGGATATTGTAATGGAGGTTGTTGAAAAGGCGATTTCTTGTATCCATTTACATTTTGAGTCATTGGTCTTCCACAAGGTGTACTAGGTAAGCAAGAATTTACACCAAGATTATTACCAGGTAAAGAATTATATAAGAGTGATTGTTTCATTGGACCTAATGCAGCGGGAGGCGCAGGAGGCATAGGTGTCCCCCAATTTAATTGGTTACTGTTATAATCAACTTTTGTAAAATCTTTTTTAACACTTAACTCACACGTATTTTTATCATCAAATACCTTTCCATACATACATCTTTCTTCATCTTGTAATCCAATACATTTTCCATTCTTTCCTTCTCTTCCAACTGGACACCATTTCATAGTACCAATATTTTGTGTATTCATTTCAGGAGAAGATACTACAGTTTGACTACTTCTATTAATACTATCATCCAGTGATTTTTTACCATTCTCCAACATCTGTAATTCTTTTTTCCTAATATCTAAAGCATTAGTACTAACTTCTATTTCGCTGTTCTTTGATTCTAATTCTTGTTTTCTTTCCAAGAGCTGTTTATTTATCTCATCTAGTTTATCATTATTCTCATCATTTATTTGAGAATACGGTGTAGGATTTAAATTAAATACACTGAAATCCCAATTTTGCTGATCAATTGATTGATTTCCCATATTATTTCTATTTTGCAAGAGATGACCAAATGATTGAATAGAACCTTCGGCTATATCAATTGTTTCTTTAGCTGTATCGCCTACAATATCAGCAGTAGTATTAATAGCAGCTCCAGTATAAAATCCAAGCATTGATAATAATTTAACAAAAATATTCTTAACACCCGAAAATATATTATCTAAAATTATTCCTACACTTAGAAATAAATTAAATCCGAAAAGTGCTAAAACAACTAAACCAACTAATAATAAAATTAAAGTATTTTTTGAAATACCCGATATTAACCCTGATTCTTTTTGTGTGAAATTATTCTCATTTTTTTCACTATTATTTTCGAGGTTGTCCATTATACAATATTTATATATATTTATTTTTAAATTTCGTTCAAGTTATAGAGTATTTATATTTGGATAATATAAATGGGATTTTTCTCTTTTATGGAAACGTCATTCTTTTTTACTTTAGGCATAACATTTTTATTAATACTTTTATTAGTGTATCACTTTAAACAGAGGATCATTACTACTGAATCTAAACAAGACACTATGTTTGAGATAATTAATAATCTAGTACAAGAAATTAATAATATAAAAACATCTGTAGCTTTAATGAACAGACCCCCAACTCCTTATCCAAGAGATCTCCAAACTGTATTTCGTGCAGAACCAAATACTATTGTAGTAAATGATGAACCTGACCAAGTATCTATTGAAGAATATGAAAGTGATTCAGATATTGAAATAGATAGTGAAGATGAAGATGAAGATGAAGATGAACGCGTAATTGTATCAGATAACGAAGATACAATTAGTGTTGAAGAAATAAATGACGAAGAATTAGAAATTCAAGATGCTAGACAAGAAGAATCTGAAGAATCCCCACTAGTAGAGATGGAAGAAACCCCCGATTTTAACAAAATGAATTTAGGAAACTTAAAAGCGTATATTTTAAAACAAGGATGGGTGGAAGACGCATCTAAAATGAAAAAAGCACAAATTTTATCACTTATTCAAGAACATTCTAGTTAATTGAATTATATCTACAAAACATTATGTATTCAAAATATATAATGTTTTCTTATCCAAGAGCCGAACCATTTAAAAAAGCTTATTCAAATGAAACACTTTTAGAAAAATCAACATTTGGATATGCTACAAATAATGTACATCCGGAAATGCCTCCACGCATGAATGATGGCCGTTCATTAATTGCAGCACATCAACCAGAGGCAGTTTTAAATGAAACTATCTTACAAAATAGCGGTGTTGCAACAAACTGGGAATATCGCAAATATTTAACAGAAAACTCCCAACAGATCGCTCGTGATAATTTCCGTGAAGCCTGTAATGATGTAGGATATTTTGAACGTTTTACGCCAGATGAAAGAGGATACAAAAATGATAAACACAATACTCCTTCTAGTCATTTATTGTACAAAGACCAATCTACTATTTTAAATGAGAAGAGTGATTTAAAAAATCTCTACCTAAGTCGTGAAGAATTAAGTAATCGTACTCAACCTGTTACATTAACTCAAGACGAGTTGTTCTCAAAATTATCAAAATGAGTATTTTCTAATAAAATATATATATGAATACTGATAGTATATTATTTTATATTACGAAATCATTAGGAATAGCTTATGTAACAACACTTCAGTTTATTTATGCTATAATCGCAAATATGGTATTTGATAAATATTTGTTTCATAAAAAAGATAATACGACTTCAATAATATTCGAGTTACTCTATTTATGTTTCATTTTAGGAACATTAGCAATTGTTTCTTATATCGGTCGTAAACTTATACATAAAATACCGTCTCCTTTTCATATGTTAAATAAATTTGACCATACGAAATTGAAAGAACTAACCGATACATCTGCTATAACTGGGTTTATGTTGTTAACTTCTGGTATTATAGCCGATCGAATTAACCATTTACGAAAGGTATATCATATCAAATACTAAATTGTGTAAACATTGATACATTTAATAAAAGTATTTTGATTAACCATCTATTTAAATAATAGTAGAGTATTTAAATAAATGAAACTCATTAGTTTTGATGTTGGAATCAAAAACATGGCGTACTGTATTTTTCATTTCAATGGTAGTGAATTAATTGTCCATGATTGGAATATATTAAATCTTTTGGAAAGCACAAAAGTCCAAGAATTATGCTTTTTTGAAATGAAATCAAAAAAACAAACAAAAATTTGTGGTAAAAAAGCAAAATATAAAAGGGAAGAATTGTGTTTTTGTGAAACTCACGCCAAAATGGCTATTAAGCAGAATAATTGGTTTTTTTATGACGATTCATTTAAACAGTCGAAATTGAATAAATTGTCTAAGGAAGAGTTGTTTAATCTTGGACAACCTTTAGAAATATTTAGCGAAATTCCAAAATCAAAAAGAGTAGCGCTTTTACTTTTCGCCGCCGCTTGTGATAAAAGATCTTTAGTAAAAATAAAAAAAGTAAAAACAAAAACAGCAAATGATACAGATTTAATCACAGTTGGAAAACTGATGAAATTAGGATTAGATGGTATATCAGATATACGTGATATAACACATGTCGCTATTGAAAATCAGATATCTAAAATAGCCTCTAGAATGAAGACTGTCCAAGGAATGCTTTCACAATATTTCATAATGCAGGATATTTGTCCACAAATAGAATATGTTTCTTCTATAAATAAATTGAAAAATTTAACATCAAATGTCCAAGAAAATTCTTATAAACAACATAAAAAAGATAGTGTTGCAATTTGTAAACAAATATTACAGGAAAATCCATCTTTAGGAAATTTCGACGATTTATTGACTATTTCAAAAAAAGATGATTTAGCAGATGCTTTTTTACAAGGAATTTGGTATTTAAAACGGGAAAATATTATTAGTTATGCGGACAACTTAAAAATTAATTGTGTTACTTTATCATAAGTGAAATTCTATTATGGAAGTCATCGATATAGGATTAGATAATCTAGAACCAGTTACCTTTAATTTACAGGAAAATGATACAACTTCTGCAAATATGTCTGAACCCACATCTGTTAACTTTGGTCCAGGTGTTGAATTATTAATGAATGAGAAGAAAATGTCTTCAAATACATCTACAAAAATAGACATGGAAGATTTAAATAATTTGGAGAGTGAATTAAATACACTCTCACAGACAATTGACGATTCGGGTGTAAAACCAGATCAATCTTCGGGTACACTTGGTGGGTTCGGAAATATGTTTGGTATGGGAAATAATAATGCTAAAGAAGAGGTTAAAATTGATATTGGGAATATTGAAGAACTAAAGCCTGCTTCAAATATCGGAGCAGCAACGTTAGAGAGTGTTGGTAATACAAAAACATGGGATGGATTTTCAAAAACAAACGAAGTACCAATGAATGCATCTACCGGTTCAAAATTGTCTGACCGCGAAAAAAGAAGAAAAAAACGTGCTATGATTAAAAAATTAGAAGAATGGTACGAAAAAGGTTTGATTAAACATACATCAAATTTTAATATGGATTCCGACTTTGACGAAGTTGAAGACGAATATGAAACTGCTATGGACGATAAACGAAAAAAGGATAGTGTTAAATTACAGGGATGGTGGTTTACTACATTAGTAAATTCTCTCGAATATGCTAACGCTGTTTTTGATCCATTTGGACTTAATCTTGATGGTTGGGGAGAACAAATTAATGAGGATATTGATAGTTATGAAGAAATATTCGCTGAACTACACGAAAAATACAAGGGTGGTAAAATGTCCCCCGAAGTTTCTCTTCTTTTACGATTGGGTTTTAGTGGTGCTGTATTGAATATTACAAACAAAGCTCTATCTACCGCTACCCCTGGATTTAACGACGTTATTAAACAAAGTCCTGAGTTAATGAAAATGTTTTCTCAAGCAACTGCACAAACAATGAATAATCAAAACCCTGGATTTGAATTTGTAAATAGCGTTTTACATCCAGAAGAACAAGTCAATACTTCATTTGGTGTTCCACCTCCACCTGTTGAAACAAAGGGTCAACCAGCACCACAAAGACCTTCCATGCAATACACAAATGCTCCAAATAGGCCTGATATCTCAATGGGTAGAGGTAGTATGTTTCGCGAGGAAGGAGTAGATGTAAATAACCAATTTGGAGACATACACGCACAACAACCACAACCGAGATCAAAAGCCTCAGAAAGAGCTGAAATGAGAGGACCCCAAAATGTGGATTTAGATAATTTATTGTCTGGATTAAAAACACGCGACGTTGAACCAAAACGCAATGATGAAAATGAATCTATGATTAGTGCCTCTTCTATTCAAGAAAATCAAAATAATGTATTACCAAAACGTACTCGCAGAAAACAACGTTCTGATAAAAATGTAGTTGCGATTGATATTTAATGGTATAAAAATTAGTATAAAATATAAATGCATTTTGTATATTTTATATGTTTTGGATATCGTAAACTTTATGACTTATAATTTTTAAAAATATTAGATAAAATATTGCTATATAGGTTATAAATGTAGTTTTAAATGAAAAACTGGTTATATTTGTATAGTCTAAAAATATAAAAGGTAATAATAATGTACTGTGTTTTATTATTTGTGATTCATAATTTTTATTGTGAAAAAAATTAGCAATGTATCCAATAAATGATGCAGAACACAATAAAAATGCTATAAAAAAATGTTCATTGTTCGTTTTCTCAAAAAGTAACGCTAGTCCTAAAAATGATACATAACTAAGGGCTACTATATTTTTTATTCTATTGTTGAATATAAATTTATATTCTCCGTTAAACATTGTACTAAAATCAAATAATTGATCTGAAAATAAAACATGAATCAAATATAAACATATGAATATCTTTGTTATTTGTTTCATTTATAAATAATAGAGTATAAATAATAGAGATATTTTTACCCTCCCATTTTCCATTTTTTTAATTATATTTTTTATAATTAAAAAATATGTTATAAAAAAATATATAGACCATTAATGGTAAGTTTTTTTATAATATTCATTATTTTTGTATATTATAATATGAGAATATACATTATATGGCTGTTGAAATTAGCAATAAAGATCTTTTTAAATTTTTTGATACTGATAACGTAAAGGAATATTTATATAGTCCTTGTTCTGGTATAAATAAATATTCCACGGTTCCGTACTGTGAAAATATTCACAAACAAACAGAATTATTTTTTAAATTATGTGATATATATAGATTAGAATATGTTGTTTTTGCCGGATCTTCCGTTGGTTTGGTACGTAACAAACAAATGATGCCGTGGACCGATGATTATGATATTATTGTAATGGAAGAACATAAAGAATATTTTTTTAAAGAGTTAATGCCTATACTACGAACCTATGGATTCAATTTTTGGGGATGTGGAACAGATACGGGTAGTAAAAGTTCAGGATGGACATTTATTGGTGGAAAACCCTTTGGAAATGCTTGTTTCAGGGTTGATATTTTTTGGTCAAAAATTAATAGTGAAGGTATCGTAGAAAATGTGGATGGAAAAGGATTTTATCATAATAAAGTACCACAAGAAGCATTTTTTCCTGTAAAAATGCAACTT